TAATGCAGATAATAGAATTATAACTGGCTCAGGAAGTGCTAATACATTAAATGGTGAATCAAACTTAACCTTTGATGGCAGTGCTCTTTCATATTCTTCTGGAGAGTTCGAAGATTTAAAGCTAAAGCAGTTTTTATCCTCTTCTAAGCCTGCATCCATCTTATAAATTTTGTACTGCGGGTATTGTGAAAAAATATCTGCTATTTTGCAGCCGGCACTTCCCAGTCCAATTATTGTATTCAATTTACGTTCATCTCCTTCATCTCTCCAAAGCTCTTTCCACCGGAGACATTCACCTTGAACTTGCCCAGTTCAGTATTTGCAAACATTTCCTTTATTTGGTGAATTAGTGGGGTGTCTTCCTCGTGCAAATCTATGACAAGGGAGTCGTGCAAACAAAAAGCAATATTAGATTTTTTGTCTCTTAATAGTTCCCACACTTTAATCATTTGTCTCAAGAAGAGATCGGCCGCTGTTGATTGTATAATGTAGTTAAGGGCATGATGTTCGTCAGATTCAATCACCCTGTCAAAAAAGGTTGTCACCTGGCCCTGAGTGAAGTACTTTTGTACCACCGCGTCTCTGTCATATTCTTTATTTAAGATATGATCCTGGGATTTTGGGTTGTAAAGCCACGCAAATGTTCTTTTTTTAGCGTCGTCCCTTGACTTGACACCTTTAAATATATTTTTCATATTCCAATCATGCACGTCTTCTTCTGGCTGCTGTTTTCCCAATAATGCCATCATAACACGAAGCTCTGCCGCATTATAGTCCATTTCCAAAAACCAATCATTGTTTGGTTTTAAGATTTTTCGATAGCTTTTATCAAGAGTCAAGATTGGGAACTGACTGGCCGTGAGTCGGCCAGTTTTTGCTCCATACATGTTGTACTCTATATATGGAGCAACTTCTTGATTTTTACGCATAAACTGACGAACCCTGTATTCATGCATCCGCGTTTTTAAGGGTGCAAAATCAACATTTAATTTTGTGTTTTTAATCTCTGTCAGCACCCTAATTAGACTTACTCGAAAATCATAGTCAGCAGGCTTCTCATAGTTCTTAAACACATAAGAAGATATTTGATTTTTAATTTTTCCGTAATCCAACAAGACATGTTCAGGAAGGAGCTTAAAATAACAATGTTGTTTAAGATCTAGCTTGGCCTCTTTAGAAGCTGTATAAAATGCATTTAATTTTCGAGCGATGGCATCCCATTCTTTTTTCAGATGGGCTGGGCAAACTTCAGCTAGGCTCATGCCATTGCAGTAATATTTTGCATATTCGATTTTTGGATCTTGCATACTCTCAGAATAGTCCCAAGTGTGAGTCAAGTCTCTATCTTTAGGGATGTAATTTAAAAACAAAGCATTGTGGGTATATACCGCCAAGCAGTCTCTTTTGTCGTCAAATGTTTGAAAAATCATTCTATAGCCATTCAAGTTTTAGTATTCACTCATGGAGCCACCATCTTGAGGTGACGCTCCAGATGACACTTTATCATATCCCTTATAAGAATGCAAGCCAGAAGTTATATTTTTTCCAAAATATTTAATTTTGCGCGGATATTTCGATTTTTTGTTTTCTAAATATATCTTTGATTGATTAGTTGTGTGGTCCATAAGGTCAAGTGCAGCCTCAATACCCCTCATCTTGTTGACTTTCAAAATTTTATTTAATTTTGCATTATACTGTCGACTGCTTAAATTTTTACCACCTTCAGCCAGTCTAATTTTAAAATAATGAGGAAGAAAAAAAGAATCTGGATACTGCTCTTGAAAGGCGCCATCGTAGTCTTCTGAGATGGACTGTAAAAAGCCCTCCTGAGAGTAAGTCTTGTAATTGCGACTTTCTAAATCTGCCCACGCAGGCGAAAAGCAATTTTTAACTTTGTTAACAATGCCAAAAGACGTGGTTTCCACGTCTGCCAACAAGTCTTGATATGCATACCACATCCTAGATTTGAAATCTTCATAAGAAAAATATTCAGATCTCAGAAAATAATCATCAAAAACGCGACCGTCTTCATACGAAGTTCCGAAAGATGGCATATATTTTTCAGTCATTCTGGGATGGTCTAAATTTACTGCAATTCTCCATGGGCAATTTTTATCGACATAAAAGCCAAAACTAGAAACTAATTTTACATATTCAGTAAAGGATGGCTTAGAGATATAGCCTTCATATTTAAGACTATCATCATCTTTTGATATGCCTTCCATTTCGATTATAAGGCCGCTTATTGCATGCGGACAATCATGTGACATAATAAAACCAGTCTTTGTGACTGGAAAAATGTTTTTTACTTCTCGCGAATAATCAACATAGCTCTTCACAAAATCCGCAAAAGTTGCAACCTTGCGCTTCCTATCTAGGTCTGCAAGATAATTATTTATAAAAGGGTCGTATACAGTATCAACAAAATGGTCTTGATATAGCTTGTGAAAATTTTTTGTGGCGGACTTTGGAGAAAAGCCATTTGGAAACAAATCAACAAATCTTCTAGATTTTGAACGAACATTATATTCCACCATGTCTTTAAGATGAAAGAATGCTTTCGCTACAAAATCATGAGTCATTATTAGGCCCGGGCCAGGAAGCTGTTCCATGTTAATCTCTGTAGGATATATGGTGCGGCCCTTATTGTCAACTTTGCCATAGAAAGGCTTCTCGTAGATCATATCCAGGGGAATTGGCTCATAGATTGAAAAAGAATTTTGCTTGTAGTTTAATCGCTCCTCAAACATTGCAGGATTGATTAAATCATTTTTACCTTGTGGTGATGGCGACATAAAGCCCATATGTGTTTTTACTCCTTTTATTAATTAGAACTTAATACAAATTAAGCTGCTTATGATCGTTTCATTCCTACGCCAGTTCCAGCGGCGGCGCCTGGCCGAGTCGCATTTGCAAGTTGCTGAGATGTATTATTGGCCATCGAATTAACTTCTGCCCTCTTTTCAGGTGTAAGCTCTGCTGTTCTTGTTGATTTATCGTGGAAGATTTTCAGAGCATGGTCTGGAATATTTAATGTTCCGCGCAATTTCGTCTCCCATCTATCAGACGTAAAGCTGTTTTCTACAGATGTAACGATATAATAGCCTCCATTCAGAATGCCTTCTTTACGGAATGCGCCACCGCTTATCAATTCTGTGTTGACATAAAACATTTGACCAATAAAGAAAAATGGATTGCCTACTAGGGTAAGCTCGCATGCAAATTTTGAAGGCTGAATTATTCCCTCTCTGGATGATTCAAGACCATTTGCTTGCCCATTTCTCATCAAAGCTGTAGAAAACAAAGAGTTGCCAGCTTGTGTGAAATTAATCTTCTTAAGGATTCCGCGGTTTGGCCCACCAACAAAAAAGTGGAATATGCCTCTAGGTTCATCTTCTTTTATGTTTCCGTTATATATGGTAGATTCGCCGTTCTTTCTCCTTCTCTGAGCGTGCAAAACAAAGGCATTTGATGTATTTTTTATATCGGTCACGCTTAAAGTGTTCAAATCGCCTTCGTTGTCTTTTAGGTCAATGATGTCAGGATTTGTTTGTTCGTCAATTCGTTTAAGTTCTCTTTTTGGCAGATCCACAGAAGTCATATCCATTTTAAAAGATATTGGAGCTTGAATAAACTTGGAAAAATCTGCTGCCTTGCCAAAAACGCCCTGAGTCTTATCCATAACAAATTTTATCAAATCAAATGTGAATTGCAAAAGTGGATAAACATCGCGGCCAGTTCCGACGATTTTTTGTGCTACGAAAATATGAAATATTTCTATAGATATTGGAAGATCATATAAATTTATCCTTATAGAAGAATTTTCGGAGCCTGGAATGTCGTATTCGCCAAGAATTATTCTGAAATCTGGTGCCTCTTCCGCTAATCTTTTTGCGAAATCTCCATGATTCATTATTGCTGTTAACAAATCGCCTAGGCGGAAAAAGTACATTTTGTCGCCTTTGGCATATGATCTGTTATTTGTAAATTTCCAAACCTGCGATTCTCCATTGGATGTCCTTGTCCTTGAGGATTTTCTTCCTCTTCTGTTATTTTTGTTCACTCTTTCGGAAGCTTGTCTGCCTTTGCTATCATCAGTCTTTATTATTGTGGATTCGAGCCTCTCTTGTCGCTTCTTAATTCTTTCTGTGCCCCCTTCTTTTTCCAAAAGCTCAACCAGTTTTTCATAATTTCCAAACTTTGTTCGATTGCCAGTTGCAACCCATGCAATTTTATTTTCTGTTCTCATTTTCTCCACATAAGCAAACAACTGTTGGCCTTTCATCGCCTTTTTATATTCGCTTAAGTGTCTTTTTAATTTTTTTATTTCCCTTCTAAGTGCTCTTTCTTTTTTGCGACTATTTTTATTGCCTGCTTTTGAAGATTTGGCTGCTTTCTCTAGAGTTTTCTTCTGCTTGGCAAGGGTGGCTGCATTTTCTTTTTCTATGTCGGACACTTTTAGAGCGTTGGGGTCTCTTATGCCATTTGCTAAACTAGCAAGTGCTTTATAAGAACTTTTTTTTCTTCTTGCCGTTCTTCTATTCTCCGCACTCCAAGCTTTATCAAGTTTTTCTCGCGCTGCAAGCAGACTAGCCTGAAAGGAGTCTGCATAAGTGCCTTTCTTATCCATTGCTTTTTTAATATTTATGCGAAGGTCAGATAACTCCCGCGTTGCAGTCTCAATGGCCTCTAGGTTTTTGCTTTCTTGTCGCATACGCTCATTCATTCGACCCTCTAAATATTGCTTTTCCGCTCGTGAAATTTTATTTTCAATGCTAATAATATCTGGATCTTTTTGATTGGCTGTTGTACCATTGTTCAAAATATTTGCAACTTGTGAAGAAAAAGCAGATTCTAGCGCGCCTTTGTAGCGGGCTGTAAGAATCAGCGAACCGTTTTCATCAAACTCCATATTGTGAGTATATAAATCTGCGGCGACTGATATCTTGCTTGAATTAATTGCTTCAATAAATTCAGCACCGCCGTCTTTCCCTAGGGCGCCCACAAACAGAGGATTGTCTTTATTTACCGACCAGCCGACGACTAAACGAATACGAAATGATCTGGCTGATTTTCTCAAAGATGGCGGGAACCTAATCAAATCAGAATAGCTTATTGACTGCTCCGGATCTGATTTAAGGCTTCCCGGGATAACATTTCTGTCAAACAAAGTCTTCACATCATTAAAAAAGAATTTAATCGTGATGTCCATAATATTTGAAGAAACTGGGTTTCGGCCGCGGCCTTCCATTTTAAGATTAATCGATTGAATGCCGGCGTCAGAGCCTCGAAAAAATCTTCTATTTTGCTCTTGAGTAAACTTGGTGGCATCCCAATCATCAGAATTTTGAAACGACCTAAAAGGAAAAGCAATCTCTTCAATATCTTCTTTTTTAGTACCATTATTTCGTATATACACTTTATATAGCTGTATGTGAGGCACCAATTGGCTATAATCGACGGGAGTTCCATTAAAAAAACTGAGTACTCTAGGGTTTGTAGTTAACATATTAATTAAAGAATCTCCCGAACTTTTGGGAGCCTTAATTTGCTTAATAAAACTACTTTGTTTATGGTAGTTTTTTATAGGCTCGATTAACTCTGGTGCCCTCACCATGAGATAGCCCTGCTTAAACCATGGCTGGCGCGTATTTGAATTTAGGGCATTTTTTGCTGTTTTTCCCTTCTTTCCACAATCTGCAGCTGAAGATTTCTTCTTTGCTCCTGCCATTTAGTTATGCCTCTCGATTAAATATGTTTAGTACGCGCTCTAGTGGCACGGGGATCATTACCGGGTCGCCGGCATTAAAATCGGTCTCCAAAGGCTTTTGATTGAACCATGGAATGATCCACCAAAGGCTGGCGTCTCCATAATATTTATCTGCCAGCTTGTAAAAACGCGAACCAACACCCCAATATTCTTCTTCAAAATCTAAACTTGCATCCCAAGTAAAATTGGGAGACACATATTGCTCAATAGAATCAACCTTTCTAGAGGAAAATTGCTTTATATAGCTAGGGTCATTATTTTTAAATGTTGCTCTGTTTTGGTATCTTGAATATCTGTATGCCATTTAATTATTCTCCATTTTTGCTTTTATTGGCTTTCTCCTCCATCATGCATCAAGTTCCGGTTCCGGTTTGGTCGGTGAGTTGTTTGGACGTTAGTTCGTCTTTAACTCGTTTCATTGCGTCAACGTTGCTGCTATTGCCATTTTTTGGTTTTTCCCCTTTAGAAGAAGAGCCTAATTTATTAATGCCTGTATTATAAGGAAAATTATTTCCATAGCCGTTTTCACTGAAAACGCTCTTGCCGGCAGATGTCCTCCACCCAACTTCCTCATCGTGAACCACCTCAAAACCAAAGGAAACTTTAACTTCGCGAGGCAACACCAAATGATTCCCCGTGTTTGTTCGTCCATATGCAGCGTTTTTGGCGACGGCGCCGATCGTATGAGAAAATCCTGTGATGGCGCCAGTTAAACCAGATGCACTAGAACCATCGGCGCCAAAGCTCCCAAAGTATTGACCATACCTTATTTTGAAAAATGGAGGCGCTTTTAGCAGCGCCTGATTTTGACCGACATCATCATACGCCGGATATAGCATTTGAGTCAGTAAATTGATAGTGCTAATATTATCAACTACGCCGGAAGTTTGATCAAAATAATGATGCGATTGACATGAAAAAGATATTCTAAGGCTTCTGGTTGTATTAGAATAAGTCATAATCGGATCCATTCTGCCATATACAGATTCTTTATTGTACGACGGACTAAATTGTTGACTAAAAGTCAAGTTTTCCACAGGAACAAAAATCCCAGGATGTATAATGTGCAGAGGGTATACCTCAAGCATCTTATATGCCTGTTTTCTTTTAACCATGGTTTGAATCGGTGAATTTTCATTTTTTTCTGCCATTCTATAAATGTCTCCTCATTAGCGCGCTCCGGCAAGGCCTGTTGTAGCAGTAGCAATTTTATCGCCATCCAGCTCTACAGCTACTTTGATTGGTGGGCGCTCCGTCAAAACTCTCTCCGTCATGGCCATGAAATTATCATAAAACGACTTGTCTAGATCATATCCAGCAGATGTGGCAGCAGTTAGGCCGGCCGTAGCTGCAGATGCGTCAGATGCCGCGGCAGGTGGGCTGGGAACTGCAGTGATTGGGGCTGCGGGCGTACTGGTTTCCTCTTCTACAGCAGCATCTAGGCCTTCAAAAAGGGCTGTGCCTTTGCCGCCCAGCAATGCAAACTTGCCTAAAATTTCTGTACTGCCTTCAATTAGAGCACCGAAATCTCCAGTGTCTTTAAATTTTGCAAGATTCCTACCTAATTGCTTTACCTCTAAATTAAAGCCTTTCATGACTTTTGTTGCCACGTTGCCGATTCTTTCTTTAATTCCATCGCCAAACTTCATCATTTCTTCGTTTGCAAGTCTTAATAGTTTATCAGTTTCTTTAAATGTCTTATTGTTTAAGAACATGCTTTCTTTTGCAGAGGCCATTTGATCGCTGATAGAAGTCGTTGCGTCTTGTGCTGATTTCCTTAGCTGCCTAAAAGACGCACTTTGACTATCAATAGATTTTGCTGTCGAGTCAATATCTTTTTGACTTCCCATGAACAACCTAGATGCTCCCTGGACGTCCATCCCAATTGCATCAGCAATTGCTTTTTGCTTAAAGCGGTCCATTGTATTGAAAGTCTCGCCGCTTTGAGTCATCATGTCCTTAAGCATTTCAACACGCTCGGACTCTGTGGCGTTAACCAAGTCTAGAGTATTAAGATACGGGCCGCCCATCATTGCATTCAATGAACCTACTGCATCTGCAGTGGCTTCTATGTCATCAAACCTTGAAGCGACTGCCATGACTTCTCCAAGCTCAACACCAGTAACTGCAGAGATTGCCGACAGCTTCTTAAATTCTTCTCTTGCTTTTGGCAAAGAATACGCCGCTAAATTGCTCATAGCCATGTTAAAATCATTCGCAACCATGTCTGCGCTTTGGCCAGTTACGCGTCCAATATTAACAAGCTCTGCGCCCAGTTCTTTTCCTAGCCCAATAACATTAGATTTGCGATAAGTGTTTCCAATGACGTCCAGCGCTTTACCAAAATTTTCGGCACCTAGACCAACTTTGCTGAAAACAAAAGACATTTCAGTTAAATCATCAGTCATCCGGATGTTTTGCTTGCTATTTGTTCCCATCAGCATGCCAAAAGTTCTAGAGGCCGTGACCATTTTGGTCATTGCGTCTGTTAGATTCTTGATGTTTCCGCCTAGCAATCTTGTGCTTTTTTGCATTGCAATAATTCGACCAGACAAGTTTCTGGCCGCAGCATCGCTTCTCATAACCCCACCAGTAAACTTTGAAAACTCAGTTGTGACTGTGCTCAACTCCAGGTTTACTTTTTTGAAGTTATCTGCAAGAAAGTTAAGTACTTTGCCGCCTGCTTCCGTTTTTGAAAGAAGAACACCTGTGGCACCGGCTGCAGCCCCTTTCAAGCCGAAAAAATCAAGCACTTCGCCGCCGGCAGAAGTTACTCCTCCTACAAAATTTTCCATGACATCTGCGGCTGCTTTGGCTGTAGATTCAAGGACTGGCCCAAAGCCAGCATATGCCATTTTCTGTTCGTTGATGACCGGCACAAGCTTTGTTGCAACATCTAAATTCTTACTTCGTAGATCTAAGTTGTTCTTTAGCTCGGCGCCTTCTTTTATATTTAGCTTAATTACTTCATTATTTTGTTTCTGTATGTCTAGCAGGCTCGCTAAAACACCTTTATTGCTAACATTTTGCTTATCGATGGCTTCGACAACCATTCCAATTGCAGCAGCACGTGTCTTTGCCGCCTCAGTCGCCTCATTTTCTGAGTCGATAAGAGCGCCATATCCAGACTTAAGGGCATCGGCTAGCGCCTTTTGTTCCTCTACTCCGTTTTTAAGGTCTGTAAGGAATTTTGCGGCCGCTTTTTGTGCGTTAGAGGCGTTGTCTGCCACATTCTTGAGACCCTCTGCTAGCTTTTGCATATCTGCTTTTTCTAGCTGGCCTATTAATTGCTCTAAATTTACGTTCTCTGCCATGCGTGCTCAATCCCAAAAAATTTGATAAAACGACAAGTAATATAAATAGTTAAATATATCAAATTTTTATTGATATTTCATCTTAGGCTCTTTGTGGCTTCTTTTTGGGCGTCGACTTCTTTTTTCTTTTGTGATGCTAACTTCTCAAAATACCAGGAGCGAAGACCAACGGGAAGATTATATAACTCTATGAACGACCAATTGGCGTAATACTTCATATAGAAGAATTGCTCGTACACATCCTTAACGTAATCATGAGTTAGACCAAAAAAAGTCCGCAGACAGCGGAACCTCCACGAGTCCTGAATGTCCACAATGCATGCACTTAAAATCATGCTTTAAATCAAGTGATGGCACCAATTTGTCATAAGTTTTTCTTATGTATCGGGCTTGAATGGCAGGCAATGAGTTTATAAAGCCGTTCAAAGAATTAGGGTCAGATACACCATTAACTGAGACAATAAAAGACCTTAGAAAGTCAGTCATTGGGCTTTCTGGAAAGTTTCGTTTTCTTTTGTGTTCAGCGATCTTATTAAGATTTTTTTCGTCATGACCAGTAAGCAATCTAGCCTCTACAACAAAATCAGTTGTTGGCAGCGGAATCAGAAATGTATTATTTTCTGTGACCGTAATGTCTTTTTCTTGCAAGTAATCATCAGAAGGAAAGTCTGGATTTAAAGCGGTTAAATCAAAATTATATTTTTGTTTTTCAGAGCATGCTGGGCAAGCTACCGATGTTTCATACAAGGAGCCATAACCGTGGGCTCGGGCAGAGATAATTAAAGCATTTTTATCGCCTAGAAGCAGGTCATCCGGCTGTATATTCTTATTTATAATGATGCTCTCTAGCATTCTATCTAGAGCTAATCCCTTTCTAAGAAGGGCCTGGGAAGTCAATATGTCCTCTTCCCTGGTTGTCATGTGTTTTATTTCAATCACCCCTTCATTGTGCAGAGGATGTCCGGGCGGATAAAATTGACCCTTGCTCGGAATCTCAACAAATTCTGTTGGCGTGGGAAAGCTTAAAGCTTGTGGCATCGCCTCTGTAACAGGCGCAGGATGCATTTCCGGTGCATCCATAGGGGGTACGGCGCCTAGGCGACCTTCATTTCTACGACTCATTTTAACCTCTCTTTAGTTAGTAGATTATATTATATAACAATTGATTAGCTAAATTTCACTTATTTTGTCAAATTTGCTAATTCATTATTCCATTTTTCTGCATATTCATCAAGTGCTTTTGATATTGCATTTCTATTGTTGTTGCCTAAGAGTTGCGTACGAGTGTCCAGCAGCCTGTCTCCCCATGTGCTATCATAAGAAAAATTCTTATAAGCAAAAGACATGTTAATTGTTGCAAAGCCTGTGCTTTTATAATTAACCTCTGAAAATGTGGTTGACGTCAATACTGGTTTTTCAATTTTCCACTCGCCAACTGTTTGGCCTTTGTTATCAAACTCAATAATGGAGAATCTCTCTGGATTTTCCTTCCATGCTTGCTGTATCGGCTGCGGAAAGCCCTTTCCATCGTTTCTCTTGTCAATCATTCTTCTTTCGTATTCTGAGGTCTTTCCCTGAAGCGTTAGAGAAGTGTGAACTGCTGCAGCAGTATTGGCCCCCATATTATGATTAACAACATCTATCAAAGTAACGGTCAAGGGGCTGGTCCTATAACCGCCAGTTGGATACTCTATTTTTGAAAAATCGCCCGACTCTAGTTGATATTCAGACGTCACGGTATCAATTTGAGAATAGCCCGGTCGGGAGAATGATGTAATAAGATAAGGTTCAATATTTTGAAGCCCATCACCACCAAAAATAAGGTCAGGGAATATTAGCATCGCCTCAAATACTCTTTTGGGGCGCGCCTCATTGCTAGACCAAAATTGAAAAGACTTTGGATTAAAAATGTCTATAATCATGGCTTATGACTGCCTTAAGATTTGCTGAACCCTAGCTCGCTCTGATATTGTGCAATAGTTTCAGCTTGGTTCATGCCGTTAACCATAATCTGTCGAGGCGTTGTATTCTCAGGCGATTCTGGTGCGCCTTCGTACTGAGCCCAGTCATAGCGGAAAGTCATCTGCACATTAACCATTGCGTCATTCTCGTAGGACAATTCTCCAAAATTAACAGCAGTCAAGAATGGATTAAAAAGAGTCCATTTTTCAATTGGGTTGCCAAGAGCATCAATTTGTTGAATGCTTGGCTGACCAAGAGCAGCAACTGCATCTTTCTTGCTGAAAGATCTTTTGGCATCTTGCATTGTGCCTGGAATTGCATAGCCAGAGGCTTGAAGGGTCTTAACTATAATGGCAGAGGCATCGGGAAATACGGGATCAACAAGGGTTATTTGTAACTCTGACCACTGAATTCTACCTGGGTAGTAAAAAGTGTGAGCAACAAATTGATGCTGAATCGACTCAATCGTAAATTGAGGCTTGCCCGATGTTTTAACAACATAAGTTGGAATTTCATTAAGTGCTAGAATCCACCGGTAACTTCTTTTTGGATCCACCGTATTGGAACTCCAGAATTGTTCATTTTTAATTGCCATTGTTTTAAAATCTCCTTCTATAGTTAAATAGAACTAAGTTATATTTTTAATCCTCAAAAGATGCTCCCGTGTTTGTAATAATAAAATCAATTGCAATATACTCGATTGCGCGAGCAGGCTTAATGTAGATTTTTGCATACATGATATTTCTATCAATCGCATCTGGGGTTGTAGTTGTCTCATCTAGCACAACTTTGTAGTCAGTAAGACCCAAGCCGGCCTTAACATCTGCCAAGAATGGCTCAACTTTAGATTTAAATCTAGTCCAAGTGACTTCTACATTTTGGTCGAAAAGAACCGTTGCTGCAAATCTGGAAACTTGCTTCTTGAGGTAAATCATCAGTCTTCTGACATTGATTCTATCAAGAGCCGATTGTCCGATTTGTAGCGTTTTTTGTCCGAAAATCACGATGCCTTCTGCCGGGAATGAGGCAATTGGGTTAACTTGATTTTCATAAAGTTTGTCTCTCTGCTTTACAGTAAGCTTTTCTTCAACACCTACGACTGGTACTCCGCCGGCTCGGTTGGCGCTCAAGCCGCCACGAGTAAATCCGGCTGGAGCGAACCAAAGTTGCGAATTGGACTCTCCATATGACATCGCTCCAATGGCAACAACCGAAGGTGGTGCCCAAAGAGTCACACCACTAATTGTGTCTCTAATTTGGACCCATGGATAGTAAGCACATCCATAGCTACTGTTAATTTTAAGATTATTCTTCTTATTTTTGACCACAGTGTCAACATTTCCTCTCCGGTCAACTCTAGAGGATTTTGAGTCGTGGGGTGGTGTGTAGCCACCATCCAGGTCAATAACTGCAAGAGCATCGCCTCTCTGCTCGCAAATGTCAACCATCTTATTATTTAAGGATGTATTTGTGAGGCCTGGAGTCGATAGAAGATTGTATTCAACAACCTCTGGGTCTCTTAGAGAATCAAGAGCAACAGAAAGCGAATTGTACGCAGAATCTGTTGTTTCCGTCTTTCCGCTCAAGTGAGAATTTCTAAATGGGTCAGACTCTGTGATATCCACACCATCTGCTCCGCCGTGGAGGCATGTGGTAAACTGCTTCCAGCCAGCAGTGACTCCTCCGTGATCCTCATCGATTACGTTTAAGTAAGATGCAGATGCTGGGCCGGCTACTGTAGCAGCTGCGGAGCCAACATGTGCGGTGTATGACTTACCTGCCACACGAGAGCCCGATTCATAAGTTGCATGAATTCCATAAGAGTCAGAATAGTCGGCTGTAGTAACTTTCACGTTTCTAACATCATCCAAAGAAAACGCAAATGCTAGCTCAGTTACGCCAGCCTGAACGTCGACGTTGCTGTTATCTTCGCATTTGCCGCGAAGTACATCGAAAACGCTGTGATCGAGCCTGGACGAGTTGTACGTTGTGTCGACACCGAAATAAGCGTCTTTTGGGTCAGACAAAGCTGCGCCTTCATTTGATACGCCGCGAAGTCTTAACGATGGAAACTTGTATCTAGCTGCCACAACGTCACCATTGGATGCTGTTATCCAGCTTCCACCGGTAGCTTGTATTTTAGAAACTGGATCAGCGGTACCGCTGGCAACAAAAGCGCCGGTCGAGCCGGCTACAATGTTGCGATCGTAACTAGTTAGCTTTGCGGAGCCTGACACTCCCCAACCAACATATCTTGGATGCCCAAGGACGCCATATGGAATGCACTTTTCATTTGCCGTGCCTTTATCGACGTCTTTGTGCATTTCGACATAAACATAGTTTGAAGAATTATTGTAATCCCCGTATGTTCGGTATCGTCGGTCAGTGTCGTCCCATTGCGTAAACTTATTACCAATTCTTCTAGCAATGTAATTTGAAGAAGCTGGGTCTAGGTTGCAATTGTTGTATTGTTCCAGAATAACTGGTGAGGCGTCCGTGTCTTTAATGTCACGAACTACAACAGTAAACGTTCCATATTGATTTGAATCGAGCGGATCAGCCGCTCTCAAATCTTTAATACCAATCTTGACTTTTCGCTGTGTCTCTTCACCTAATTCACGACTAACAAGCCTAAAGAGCTTTTGCATGTTCAATGGGCTGTAGTTTTCATTATTTGTTGTCAAGTCTTGAGAAATGAACCATCCAGTTTTTGCAAACTGCCCCGTTGGGCTTTTGGTTGGGGACATTCTAAAATCCCCACCATCTTCAGTGCCATCGGGAGTAGAAAGCCTCATGATGATTCCGTAGGTGTTCCCCGGTTCGGAGCCCAGGATACCAGTGGTGCCGCTGTGCTCAAAAGTTCTAAGATGACCTTCGAAAGACTCACCAAGCCAGTAATTTGTTGTTGACTCTACAATATCGCTATTAGTTTTAATTGGGTTTGTATTAAAAACCTTTCTAATAAACTTTGGAGAATCCGGATCAAAATTGAAAGAAGAATTCACAACGTCTGCGCCGGAACCGTTTTTAATGTTCACCTTAAAGGTGGGCCCACTCGCCACAGCATCTATAAATTGAAAAGCAGAAGCAGTTGTCACGTTGGTCCCACTGCTTGCAACAACACCACTTAATTGAATGCTGCCGGCAGTCAAGTACCATATGGCAGCCAGCGTTCCTGTTGGTGCACCTTTATAAAAAACGTTGTCGGTTGTACCCCATGGGTCATTGCTATTCTTAATAGCAGTACCTGAAGGCCCTTCTGCGATGAAGAGTCCATAAGCTCCATTGTTGGTGGTACCATTAGTAGTATCTGCGACCGAATCTGCAGTTGCCCAGCCTGCATATGCTGTTGCGGCTGCTGCGTCTTTGTGTGTCTGTCCTAGGAGTCTGATCATGGTCACCGGTGAATTATTACGAAGCCATGCTTGTGCTGCATATGCTGCGTATGTGGGTGCGGTGTAATTCCCGTATCGGGCCACGTCGCCGCCTTTTCCACCAGGCATTGGGTTGCCAAAAACTTCTACAAAGTCTGCAAATGAATTGACTTGTACTGGCTTAAGGGCTGGGCCTCTCTCTAGTCTTCCGACGAGTGCTGGGCCGATAGCGTTAGGTAGCGCGGGCAATTGAGAATTATCAATCTCATTAATAAAAATCCCGGGCGAAATGAACTTAAATTTCTTGTAAGACATATACTCTTTCTCCTTTAAACAGAGGGCGTTATTTCTTTAATAAATAGTAGTACAATAAAGCAAAAACCTTTTTATAATCCTAATCTCTGTAAAATCCACTTTTTGGGTCAAAATCTTGCTCATCGCCTATGATGACTCGCTCCCTTGGTATCTTTACATCTACTATATTTTCTGTCTTGATGATCCTCGGCCTGTCTTGGTTTTTACCCTCTCCAAGAACATAGCCAAGAACCTCAAAACTCACTGTTGTTTTAAAAACTCTTTCTTCCTGATCGTAGGATTCAATATTATTGTTTTGTGACAAGTCAGACTGCAAAAAAGTTTCATATGTGTGGCCATCTTTCTCAATTAAAAAAGAGTTTATGTGGCCGCCGAGCGTTACAAATGGCTGCAGCATCTGATTCATGTGCTGCTGATAATTTGACTGCAAAGTGACTTGATAACCAATAGCCACATAAACTGGTTGTGGCACTGACAGGGTTTCTATTACAACTTTTTTGTTCTTCTTCTCTGTCAGGGGATAATAAGGCTGTCGGCCTGGAGTTCTGTTTGTTTTTCCAAACTTTCTTATATTGTGAGCTACAGCAAAATTATTTGTCTTATCTTGCACTATCCTTTTAGAAACCACAATCCTGCCACCCCTCATCGGATCTGTAAACTGAGTTGGCGCACCAAAGTATTTTCCTTTCTTTGTCAAGTCTTTTGATATTGAGCTTCTCTGAATGCTAATCATTGGATAAATTAATGCACCATCTAAATCAAACAAGTCTTTATCTCTCTTTGAAGAGAAAACTCGCTCTGGTGAAGACCAGACTATATTAACACGTTTCCAGCCTTTATTTGTGCTAGCTTTAATTTGCATTTTATCGTTAATAAAGTCATAAAACGCATAATCAATTGTCTCAAAGTCAGAAGGCTTCAAAAAAGACTCATCTAGTACTTTGTTTTGTTCTTCTATTGTTTTTGAGTCGTGATCAACTGCCATCGAATGTGCCCTCTCTTGCTTTTATACATTTGGCCTGAGCTTCGAATATGCGATCAAAGCCATCGTGACCTTGGCCAAATATTTGCTTTGGGTAATTGATTGTTGCGATCTCAAAGAAATCATCACCATAAGCAATAAAGTCGCCTTCGCGAATGTAAAGGTCTTGATCTTCCGTCAGTCTCCTTTTGTGAAAATTGACTGTTAAAGAAAGCCTTTTATCAATTCCAAAATTAGTCACAGTAGTTGCATAGCCTTCCCAAACAACCAAAACATGAACTTTTATTGGAGACAAAAAGTTTTTCTCAATTGCCTCTCCATATAAAGGATGAAAGTTGGTGTGCTCAACGCTTATTGGATAATAAACTATTTCTTGACCAATAACGCGCTCAATAAGCTCGTCATTGACTTGCTTTACTAAGTCTCTCTCCTTCTCTCCCAAAAACAAGGGGGGCGGAGGGGATGCTGGCTGAGTCCATTTTGTTTTATCGGTGGTTTTTGCCATTTACATTACCCCACATAAACCTTGAGGGGTATCAATTTATTAATTGAGTTGACAGATTCCATAAGTGCAGCATCTTCAGCCATAAGCTTGTGGTATGTCAATTCATCCAAAGTTGTTTTTAGCTCTTCTCTTAGCTTTTCTTGTTCAGATTGCGCTTGTGTTAGTAGGCCGGCCCCGTCAAGAGTTACACTATCACCAGGAATTGGTATGGTAGAAAATTTACTCCTAATATTGCCTAAAGTTTCTTTGGATAAAGATAGTGCAAACCTTCTAATCCATTGTTTGCCTATTGCGTTAATGTTCTCATACGGCAAATTCTCATATGGAAGAGTGTTCATGTTGTTGATGCCGTCGATTCCGGATTTGCCTCCTCGGCCCTCAGTGTCACTTTCTGACCAGGGGTCTGAATCGACAAAAAACTCTATCCAATACTTTGTTGGGCTGGAATTGACAGCATCTGGGAATATTCTCAATCTATTGTTTTTGATCTCATAAGAATAATGACTATTTCTAGTGTATATTGCGTCCTCAAAGGCCATGGCTTGAGATTTATTCTGCCATGTGGGAATGATTTCAAAAGTTGAGTCGTCGGCCCACTGACC